GCAATAAGTATTCGTCTTTCTAGTTCACGAGTAACATTATTATTTGTCCCATCAAACCTTACAAAATCTGTCAAAACAGCTTCATCCTCATCTTCAAACATGGCAGCTAATTGTTCCGCAACTTCTCTGGGAGTTCTGCAGAAAGCATACCATTTTGTGTCTTTTAAGACTTCAACAAGGGCATAAGTGAATTGAGAGTAGTCTCGTTTGAGTGGTCCATCAACAGGGGAAATGTTACGAGGATCCTTTAAGGAATCATAAGGCTCCTTTTTCATAAAAGCTTCAACAACAGGTTTTGAATCACGAAACTCAGAGTCTGCAAAGATACGCCTTTGGGAAGGACTATTTTGTTTTTCATAAACTGTATCTAAGGAGACTGGAACCATTGTATGTTTACGATCTTTGAGTAACAAGTCAACGTATTCATCCATGACTCTACTCATAAATTTAGTAATTTTAATGGGTTCCTGCTTCAATTTCTCGACTCTTTCTTCTATCATTCTTTGATCATTCTCCACACAGCATTCTGGTACGAAAACACCGTTAGAAAATGGATGCATAAAAGCAGTCATAGACCGTTTATGTGAATCTGTATCAGCATTAGCAACATCCGGTACATGATGATAATGTTGGGCTGAGTATTCAACAGGATAAACAGTCGGAGTAAATACTGGAGCAGTGGGTTTATTTTTATGGTAATCAACTAAAATCGTAGCTTCTATTTTGTCTACACCAGCAAGAGATTGAGCGCTAGGTATAGTTAATCCCGTCTTATTTAAGACAGCTGTTCTGGCCATCGCCTCATCAGTAATTACGGGTATATAAGAACTACCATAATCACCAACTTTTGATGTACTCACGAACAAGCCTTCATCAGTTTGAACTTTCAACCTGAGAAAATCCCCTGTGACCATGTCCAAATATTCCAATGGTTCAGATTTCATCAAGTATCCAGCTAAAAGATTGAAAGGGAACGTTAACCTAGCAACGGGGGTGAAGAGTATGACATCGTGGTCTAAATCCACCTTACGTCTGTCAACCAAAAACACTGCTGTCTGCCAGGTAAAAAGCCCGAAAAGTTTACGTGAAACTGTTATGCAATCGGCTCCATAATTCCAAACCTTGTGCTTATACACAGCTCCGCCCGAAACAGTAAATGTAACCTCATTATCTTTATCAAAACAATAACTATAATTAGTGGTCACATTACCAGTTCGTCGTGGCTGGAATGTATAAACAGCAGTTGGTTTAAAATGGGCGCATAAAAACGTATTCATATCCACATATTGATCAACATCAACCATACCTATCAAGTGGTCATCTCTGATATTCATACTCTTTTCCGGAACTGTTAAATCTTTAGTCCAAAAGAAAGTACGACAACCATCATGACCATTCTTAATATCAGTGTTCGAACATTGATAATAATAAGGTTCACAACCACAATCCCTAGCCATACCATGAATGATATGTGAACCAGTTGACCTTGAAGAAGCCGCATATCCATGCGAGTGATTAACTACTGGCTGCTTGTTTGTCAAGTCTTGGTTCGAAAAGGAAGTTCGTAAGGATCGAGTGGTGATAGGATATTTTTCATAAACAATTCGTATAATTCTAGAAATACTCTGTTGTATAAAGTAGGACCATGACATCCCCTGTGCATACATATAGTTCAATATTGCTAATATAGTAGCCATAATAACCCAAAAGGAGATTATCATAACGACCACAACAACATCATAGCTATACATTTCCACAGGTTCAATCATGTAGAACGTATTAAAATAATAACAGTAGCCCTTACCATATGTGATCCACAGACCATTAAAATATGAAATCGGTGGTTCACATGGTTGATAAAAGCTTAGTTGTACTTTAATAAATTCCAAAAGATATTCTTTGAGGTATTCTGATATCTGTCCGGGGTGTCCTAGAAAGAACAAACACAATTCTATCAAATATGTCTGATATTGTAAAAATTGCGTGTAATAAATGTGCAAAGCGTCGAATCCCACCTCTATCCAGAGTGAACATCCATATAAAAA